TTATTATCCTGTAGAGGAAAAGAAAGACGGCAGCACCGGTGCTACCGGTAGCTGGTGATAAATCCTATTTTTCATTTGTACGGACAGTGGTCAGATTTGATCACTGTCTGTACATTTTTACTCAGAATTTATGCCGGTTCTCGGTTCTCCCGTAAGCTGTCAGAGGTTTATGCGTCCGGTTATACCAGTCATAGAATTCCTGTAGCTTGGTCAGATAGATGTTTCTTTCATCGTTATACCGCGCCCGCTCGGAATTCTCCTTCGCTATCATCATCTGCAGGTAGCTGGAATTGAGCTCCACACCGTACCGATCGGCAATCAGCAGCGTACAGTCCACATGCTTATAAGGAGGAAGCGGACAGACGCCCGAATTGATCATAAACTCGTTCTCCGCCCGCTTATGGGTCATAATGCATTCATCCAGAATCACAGAGTCCAGATTACTCAGCCATTCCAGCTTCTGAGCGCTGCCGTACTGGTTCGGTTCCAGGTTGTCTACCCGTGCTATAATCTCAGCACAGGTCATGCCTTATGCTCCCGCCGGGCTGGCAATCGCTGCCTGCGCTTTCTGTTCCAGCTCCGCAATGTGCATATACTGGATCTGCTGCGCCTCAATGGATTTCCGGTAGATGTTCGCCACGCAGCGCTTCATCCGGTGGTTCCTGCCCCGCTCATAAGGATAGGCCCTGCCATTGAGGATGATCAGCAGCGGCTCGTTGCTCCCGCCGGGGATCACCGGCACAAACACACTCACATATTCATTCATGAACTTCCGCCAGCGGTTTTCCTTCGCTTTGGCGGTTTTCTTTTTGGTTTCGGTTTCAGCCATGATTCACACCTCCTCAGTTCGCCTCATCCTCAGAGGCATAGTAACTCAGGGTTTCTACCCTCGTCACTCTCTCCTCATAGAGGATGGTAGCGCCGTTGGTCTCGAACTTGTAGCCGATGGTGCTGAACTGGTTCAGAGGCCCGCCGTACTCTTTCCCCTTGACGATCACTTCCAGCGTTCCGCTCTCGCCGTCCGGGTCAACCATCGCATAGCCGTCCCTGCCGAAGGCATAGGAGAGATATACGTGCTGGCCGTTGCCGGCTGCAGCTGCCGCGATGATCTCCGTCCCGTTGGTGTAGGTTCTGGCCTCACCGTCAAGCGTGATCGTGTTCAGCGTGTTGCTGACGATGGTGCGGGGTTCGGTCTCCACACCCACATACACCTGCACGCCTTTCAGGCAGTCGATGTCAGCCATTTCCAGCCCATCGGTCAGGGTTACGGTGTTTCCTGCAGTGGTCAGCGCCTGAATCGTCACCTTACAGGGCGTGTCGCTGTCCACCAGATTCTCGCCCACAACCGGAGCATCCGGGTTCGCCAGGATTCTGATCCCATGCAGCATGCCCACTTCACCGTTGAAGAGCTTCTGCACGCCGGCCTCGGTGTACTTCGTGATGTTCAGCCAGTCCTCACTTTCCCGCAGGTCATAGATCGCGGAGGGATGGCATACCATCGCATAATTCATGGTTCCTTCCAGGAAGGGCACATGGTTTTTGCGCATGGCGGTGAACACCTTGTTGATCAGCGTCGGCGTCAGCAGATAGCTGGCATCCGGATCTGCACCCAGCTCCTCACGGGAGGTTACGGGCGTCACGGTTCCATCCTCGGCAACGGCGTCGGCGTAGATCACGTTGGTTCCTGCAGCCAGGGCATCACGGATCAGCATTTCATGAGTAGTGGCGGCGGATTCAGCCATCTCCTCCACACAGGCGAGGATAATGGGGTCCTGTGCCCGCATTTCCAGAATGTCGGATACCGCCACATAGGTGCCGTACTGTCCCACATTGGCCTTGATGGCCTCCATGCCCAGCTTCTGCCCGACGGGGATTACACCTTCCTGCAGCTTGTCGCCCTTCTTGAAGCGGTTGATCTTGCGGAATTCAACCACCTTGCCGTGGTTTCTCGGCAGGGCCTGGCGCTTGCCAAACTGAGCGTACATCAGCTGGGTGCGGTATCCGTGCAGCAGGTCCGTGTCGTAGAATTCCTTCACTTCCGGAGCAAGGTTGTTGTCCTTGCTCACGGGGCCGGCTTCACCGGTGATGGCGTTTACGTTATAGCTTCCCTGCACACCGCTGTCCATGACGTTCACCACGTCCGTAGCTGCGAAGAACTGCAGGTTCAGCCGTTCTTTATTATCTAAAAGACAAAACATGTTCGTGTTCCTTTCCCGCACAAAAGCGGTAATGATCTGCGAATTACTTCAAGTTATCAATGAAACTGATATTTCCCGCTCACAACCTGTTTCTTCGCAGCAGCAAATTCCTCATCCGTCATCTCACTGAATCTCTTCTGCGGGATGCCGGAGTTGTTCTGCCGTGCATTCTGGTTCTCTTCCGGGAAGTTTTTGTTTCTGCTTGCCGCACTGGCATAGGCGTTTGCCACATTGCCTGCGGCGGACCGGATCACATCATTGCCGTATAGGGCAAGATACGCCTGCTCCACGGTCATGCCGTGTCCGTTCTCAAAAGCCTGGGGGCTGATGTAGTAACGGAATGCCTGGTTTTCCAGCGCCTTCATCAGGTCAAAGGAAGGATACTTCTGTTTCAGCTGCTCCGCCTGCCTGCGGATGTCCTCCACATGCCTTGCGGTGTTGATGTTACGGATGATTTCATCCGCTTCCTGCTCACGTCTCCGGGCCTGCTCCTGCATCATGGCTATCTGCTGTGCGGCAGCCGGATCACTGATCCCGCTCGTTCCTGCAGTCTTGTCATAGTAGGCAGGGTCATTGGTCACAGCCCTGATGATGTCGTTCTCGTTATAGTGCCCGTCCTTGTCGGCGGCAATTCCGTGGTGAGAGGCCAGCGTCTCCATCATCGGCTTATACCGCTTCCGGATATCTCCGACTCTCTGGGATACAATCTCCGAGATGTGCTGCTTCATGTCATCCCTTGCCAGCACATCCTCCCAGGTGAAAGCAGGGGAGAGGGGAGTGCTGCCTGCAGCAGATCCTTCGTTCTGGTTTTCCTGCCCGGCGGCGGCAGAGTTTTCGCCCGCGGCTCCGTTTATGTCAGCGGTACCTTCTGCAAAAAACTGAAGCCAGTTATTCATAAGTTTCATATAGTGTCTCCTTCAGGCAGTTTTGAGAGTTGCAGTGCTCTTATTAAGACAAAGTGTAGCAGAGGTCTTCTGAAAAAAAGATCCCCCCCCAAACGCACTTTTCTCTCTGATTTTGGGCAAAAAAAGACCTCCACTCTTTTAGTGGAGGTATGATATTCAATTCAAACATTGAATGTTCTCAGTCATCGCTGTACTTTTTGGGCAACACCGCACAGAAAATGAGTAGTGCGGCTTTGCATGCAATATGGTAAAATAGCGGTATGAATAAACAGATTACGCTGTCCGCGTTTAACGATGAGTTGGCGAAAGTACGGACAAAGAAAAAGGAATTTCTGGAGCAGATGGATCGCATCATCCCGTGGGGCGAGTGGAAGGCACTCATACAGCCGTACTATTACAAAGGAGAGCGCGGCAACAAGCCCTATGACCTGGAATTGATGCTTCGGTTATTCATACTGCAGAATCTCTACAATCTTTCCGATGAGGGAACGGTTGCAGAGGCTATAGACAGTCGCGCATTTTCTGAGTTTTGCGGAGTGGATTCCAGCAACCAAGTTCCCAATGGGGATACCTTGGGACGGTTTCGGAATCTGCTGATGAAACATGGGCTGCAGCAACAGCTGTTTACTCAGGTGGTCAGTATGCTGACGGAGCGAGGACTGATTCTGAAAAAAGGGACGATTGTGGATTCGACGATTATAGCCGCACCGTCCTCGACAAAGAACGAGGAGAAGCAGCGCGATCCTGACGCCCATCAAGTGAAGAAGGGCAACACCTGGCATTTCGGATATAAGGCTCATATTGGCGTGGACAGGGACAGTGGTATTGTCCACACTGTCAAGGCTACGGCGGCTAATGTTCATGATATAGCCATGACTTCTGAACTCATGCATGGAGAGGAAGAAACTCTCAACGGGGATAGCGGATACCTTGGCGCTGAGAAGCGAAAAGATGCCAAAGTACGTAATAAATCCGGCAAGAAGATCCGGTATGAGATTAATCGTCGCCCCAGCCAAATGCGTAAGCTCAGCAAAAGCGGTCAGTACAAGGCGAAAAAGCGGGAACACGCGAAGTCCTCTGTACGGGCAAAAGTCGAACATGTCTTCGGAGTTGTAAAGGGTCTACTTAAATTCAAGAAGACTCGATATCGAGGGCTTCAAAAACAAGAAGCAAAATTCAACATCATGTTTGCGCTGGCAAATCTGATTCTGGCTGACAGGCCTTGTCTGACAGCCTGACTTAGTGCGCTTCCGCAAGAAAAACATAGGGGCATCATTGGCAGTTCGTTTTTATTCGGTGAATAATGTTTTTACCGTACTATTTGTGCGGTGTTGCCCTAAAGTAAATCTTATGATC